AGAAAACAAACTTGTTAATACCTTTGGCAAGCCAACTTCTAACAATGCCGAGACGTTCTTTACTGCAGCTAACTTCTTAGGCTATACAAACAGTCTATATGTTGTACGTTCTGCAAACACGACCTCAACAAATGCCGCGATCGGATCTTTCAACGCTGTTGCAAACACCAGTCCTATTGGTGGTTATGTAAAAGAAGTCGTTAAGAACGAAGCAGATTTTCAGAATAAACTTAATTTTGCTGCAGGTATCAATACATTTGATGCTAATACACGCTATGTTGCAAAGTATCCTGGTGCTTTGGGCAATTCACTATATGTGTCTCAGGTTGATAACTCATCACAATACACTGGCACCATCGATGCTAATGGTTCATCAGTTAACTCAACTTACACTAACACATCTTTGACTGTTACTACTTCAATTGGTTCAAACCAGGTAACTTTTGCTGTTACTTCTGACCTTGGAGCCGCTGCAAACATTGCTCAGTCAAATGCATATCTTGCTTACGTTGTAGGTTCGGTCGCTCAGAGTGACTATCTAGGATTCGGTAACTCATCAATTGGTACACAGTATATGCAGCTAGCTGGTAACAGCGCTGTAACTACAAACGCTACTCACTCGATCGTTACCCTATATTTCAATAGTCTATATTCACAGTCAACACAGTTTATTTCAAATACATCAGTTAACAGTTCATTGAACCATTACTGGGAATTCTTTAATCTTGTCGGTTCAGCACCTACTCAGACTGACTATGTTGCCCAGTTTGGTAATACAGCAGCCATTGACGGTGTTCACGTGGTTGTAGTTGATAAACTAGGTAAGTTCTCAGGTGTACCTGGTACAGTTCTTGAGACTTATCAGAACCTATCACGTGCTACAGACGCTAAGACAGTCGGTGGTGCAACAAACTATTACATCGATGTTATTAACCAGAACTCAAAGTATGTTTGGGCAGTACGTCCTCGTTCTTCTGCTCCTACTAATATTGCTGCTAATATTACTACTTCAACTAGCTTAAATACAGCACGTTATACATTCAATGGTGGTACAGACGGTTGGACTGAAACAAACGCTCCTCTATCAGTTCTCGCTGATGGTTATGATTTGTTTGCTTCTGCTGAAGATATCGATATCGCATTGATCCTTCAGGGTAAGCCAATAGGTGGTTCAACAACATCAGGTGGAATGACTGTTAATAACTTCCAGCTAGCGAATTACCTTATCGATAATATCGCCGAAGTTCGTAAGGACTGCGTAGTGTTCGTAACACCGGATGATGGTGTTGTGACGACAAATAGAGGTAATGAAGCTGTAGCTCTTGTTAACTGGAGAAACGCTGTACATGATAGCTCATATGCCGTTGTAGACTCTGGTTATAAGTATCAGTATGACCGCTATAATGACGTTTATCGTTATCTACCAACTAATGGTGACGTAGCTGGTCTGTGTGCTCGTACAGATAATCTACGTGATCCATGGTGGTCACCAGCCGGATTTAATCGTGGACAGATTAAGAATCTTATAAAGCTACGCTATAATCCATCTAAGGCTGATAGAGATCTGATGTATCCACATGGTGTTAACCCAATCGTATCGTTCCCAGGACAGGGCACTGTACTATTTGGTGACAAGACTAACCAGTCTAAGCCATCTGCATTCGATCATATCAACGTTCGTCGCCTATTCATTGTCCTAGAAAAGGCAATTGCTACGGCAGCTAAGTTCACTCTGTTCGAGTTCAACGATGAGTTTACTCGTGCTCAGTTCAAGAACCTTGTAACTCCATATCTACGTGACGTACAGGCACGCCGTGGTATTACTGACTTCTTGGTCGTTTGTGACGCGTCAAACAATACAGCAGAACGTATTGACCGCAACGAATTCTGGGGCGATATCTACATCAAGCCAGCTCGTTCGATCAACTATATCCAGCTAAACTTTGTCGCCGTGAGAACTGGTGTTCAGTTCAATGAAGTTGTTGGCAAGTTCTAATAAATAGAGCAGAGTCATAAGGAGACAAATAAATGGCTACAGGATTTAACATTAATACTTTTAGAAATGAAGGTTTAAGATATGGTGGTGCACGTCCTGCGCTCTTCGAAGTGCAGATGCTTATACCTCAGTGGGCACAACCAGAGCCAGGATCTGACAGAAAGTTTAAGTTCAGTTGCAGTGCAGCACAGCTGCCGGCAGCCACTGTAGGTACAGTAAATGTACCTTACTTTGGTCGTAACATTAAGCTAGCTGGCGACAGAACATTTGCTGACTGGTCAGTAACAATCATGAACGACGAGGACTTCCTAGTTCGTTCGATGTTTGAGAAGTGGTCAAACAAGCTAAACAAGCTTGAAGCAAACGTCCGCGCAGAGTACGATATCGAGCAAGACTATAAGGCTGAACTAGAGGTAACACAGTTCTCTAAGGACGGTATGCCAATTCGTTCTTACCTTATCGTTGGTGCTTTCCCAACTACTGTTGAACCTATCAATCTAGATTGGGATTCAACTAATCGTGTAGAAGAGTTTGGCGTAACATTCGCTTACGATTACTGGCTACCTGGAATTGAAGATACAAATCCATACCAAGCAGAAGCTCGTACCCCAGTAGCTACATAATAAATAATTTTTTGATGTGAGGGGGGCTACGCTCCCCTCAGCTTTTTGATAAGGAAAATAAATGGCAGAATTATTCGGCTTCGAGTTTAAGCGCAAGGTACCTACAGACACTGCTCCATCTTTTGCTCCTAAAGAGCAAGAGGACGGAGCAGTTGTAGTTGCAGCTGGTGGTTCATTTGGTACATACGTAGACCTTGATGGTACAGTAAGAACCACCAGCTGCAACTACAACGGCTCCGTCCTCT